ATACATGGCTACAGGCGTCCGGATTAAAAAGCGCGCCGGTGGAGTCTGCCACTTGCATGACTGTTGGCACGGCGCCCTCCGGCGTCAACTTCACCGGCACCTCGGCGCCGACGGCATTTTGAAAAGATGATGTCATGGTTGCTGTCCTTCAGTTGGTGTTGTCAATCGTGGCGCTGATGGCTGCAGGCACAGCCGCATTCGCCGGTATGCCCTGGGCGTCTTTTTCGTGCAGCCAGCGGCTCTGCTGCTCCAGCGTGTCAATCGGGTTGCCCCCGCGCTTGCGGATAATTTCCGGCCCGCTCACATAGCAGCGGTCCTCCTGCATGCCCCAGGCCTCAACCTCTTTCTTGGGGTCAATCCACGGCATGCTCGGCGGCATGTAGGCGGCATCGTCCAGGGTTTCCATGCGCACGCCAGCGGGCACTTTCAACACGCCTGATGCGATGGCGGTGGCAATAAACTGCTCGTACACGGGGCGCACAATGCGGCCAATAAACTCACTGGCCAGCGTGCTGTAAATGGCGTAGCCCTCCACCAGCTCCTGCCGCTGGGCGCTGTAGGTGCCGTCATAGCTGCGGGCAATGCTCGAAAATGTGGGGCCAGCCCCGGCGGCAATCGCTTTCAGCTGCCCGCTGCGGTAGGTTTCCAAATTGGGGTTGGGCCGGTTGGTGTCGATCATGCCGATCTCTTCGCCCGGGCGCAGGTCGTCAAACACCATGCCGGGCCGGAACTTCATTTGCCGCTGGCCTTCGTCGGTGGCGCTGGGCTCGTACAAGTCCGGCGAGCCTTTCTTAATAAATGCCGCCATCGATGCCGCAATCTTGGCCGCAATGCGCTCGCTCTCCTCGTAATCCTTCAGATCATCAAAGCGGTTCAGCACGCTGGCAAACACACTCACGCCGCGCATCTGCCGGATGCGGTGCACGTTCTTCAGGTGCAGCATGCGCTCGGCCGGCACACGCTTGGTGGCGTTGGCGCCAATCAGCATCGAGCCGCCTGCAATCGGGTCCTGCTTGTACACCTGGTAGCCTATCGGCGCGCCCCAGGCGTTGATCTCCACCCCTTGAACAGTTGTGACTGGCGTGGTGGTGTTCAAATCCATCGGCACAAAGTCGGCTTCGAGCATTTCAATGGAAAACGGCACCCGCGTGCCGTGGTTCAGACTCGGAATCAGGCCCGACACCATCTGGCTAAACACCTCGCCATCCCGAAACCAGGACCGTGCCAGTAATCGCTGCGCGCTGGGCCAATCGTGCTGTTTGGTCACCTCGGGCGCCAGGCTCCAATCCTTGTACAGCTCCAAAATGTCGCGCGCCAGCACGTCGTTGATACTGCCGTCCGCATTGCGCGGCTGCGGCTCCACGCCAATGCCGTTCGGCCCCACCACATTGGCCACCAACGTGTTCAACACCCCCAGCGCCAGGTCATAGTTTTGCTCCAGGTGGCGCGCCGTCTGGCGCAGGGTAGCACCGGCACGCAGCACCGCGTCATTGCCGCTGCCGGTCTCGCGCCGGCCCTTGCGCAGCCGGTCAGGCTGCGCCGCCTCGTAATAATTCAGCACCGTGCGTGCATGTGCCCGCTTAATGGCCGTGATGGGCGCAAAATAGGCCACCGCTCGGTCGATGAAATTGGGGGCTGGTTTTGCCATGGCGGTCAGTCTGAAAAGTCGGCCAGCTGGTGGCGCGGGTACAGACGGGGCGTGCTCTGCGCGGCGGCGGCCACGGCATTCGCAATCACGGCGCGCGCCTGCAACAGCTCGCCCATGCTGCGCAGCGTGACTTGTTTGCCGTCCGCGGTGCGCACGGTCAATTCGCCTGAGGCGATGGCGGCATCAATGGCCGCGAGGTCGGTGGTGGTAAATGCCATGCGGCAAGGGTGCCGCTTTTGCTGTGCAAAGTATCAAAAAAGCTGCACAGAATTAATGGCCCGCCTGCTGCGCATCGACCGCGCCGGCAAGCTGATCATGGCCGAGAGCGTGAGCGGGGCAGGTTAAGGCAGCCAAAAAGCAGTGCCAGTTTAAAGCACCCCCAAAGGCCCATAAGGCAGCACCAGACCCGACGCAGCTTCAAACGTGGCCTGGTTGACTTCATTGCTTGAAAATATGTAACCATAAGGTGCAAAATTGCCGCCCGCCCCCGTGGCCAGCGCATCATCGGTGCCCCATACCCATGTGCCGTACTGAGTGGTGTAAGCGCCGGGCTTGTAGGCGCCGTTGTAATACTGCGTTACCGCATGGGCGCTGCAAGTGGCGCCGGCCGATGAAAAGTACGGGTAATAGTCTGAATGGATCGAAAGCGTGCTATTGCTGCTCACCAGCGTGCCGTGCACAAAAACCTCCAGCAGATAATCAAGGTTGGTGCCGTTAATAACCACAGCGTCGCCGGTTTCGTGCACCCGGCGTTTCAGGTAGCTTATTTTCCCGGCACCAACATCAAGCGAAATGATCTGCAAGCTGTCTGAATTGCCTGCCAGATAGGTAATCACCTCAGCCGGGTCAAATGGATTGCGCAGGTAGCTTTCCCCGTAAGATACGCCAGACACCCCCATGCCGCTGATGCTCCATGTGACCGTCGTGGTGTAAAAGCCGCTGCCGTAATCTTCGTCATACCCATCCACAGTGGCCACGCGGCTGTAAACCCATTCGCACGTCTGCAAGGTGGCACCCACGTATTCCGCCGCCAGCACACGGCTGGTGGCGTAGATGTCAAAGCTGCCCGTTTGTGCGATGGTGCCGCCGCTGCCATCGGCCGTGTAGTGGCGCATGTACATGGGCTGCAAATCTTCCGGCGTGTTTTTAGCGCGCACCATGCTCACACCAACACTGCCGGTTTCATCAAAAAAAACCGAGTTTCTATCGTCGTTCACATTTTGCGAGCCCTCTGTGCCGCTGATGGCGGCGGCCGGGCCAGACCAAACCGTCTCACGCACCCCGGTGTCGGTGCGGATGCGGTAAAGCGTTTCGTCCGTCAAAGAGCTGGACCGGCAAAGCGCATACACAAACCAGCGCATCATGCCGTCCGCAATTACCTGTTTGGCAAAGCCGCCAAATACATTACTGGGCAGGGTATATTTTTTGCCATCCATCCATATGTTAGCGCCGCCTGCCCATGCGCCAAAGTGCTTACCTAGGCGCCCATTCCATGACACCACCTTGCCCTGCCCGGTCCAGGCAATATTGCCGCCGGGGCCGCCCGACGGGCGCCACATAAAACCCACGCCTGACGGCGGTGGACCCCATACGCCAGCAGAAAAAGTCCACCCTCTTATGTAGCACGCCTTTGGGTTATCACAAAACCCGATCACCTTCGGGTTGGCCCAGTCCTGCCCGGTAAATTTCACCACCACCACATCACCCACGGCAAACGCCTCGGCATCGCACTGCATGTAATCCACCGGCACGGCGGTCAAATTGCTGCTCTGGTTGATCGGCAAATTCCGCGCACTCGACACATCCTCAAACAGCGTTACGCTGGCAGTGTCGGCATCGTAATCAATCGCCGTGATGGTGCCGCGCCGGTACGTCGGTTTCCACTTTTGCCAGCCCGGCAACACGGCGGCATTCCAAAATGCTTGTTCAGGGCTTTGCACCTCGCGCGCCGTCAGCACGCCGTCGGTAGCCGTGGGCGCGGGTGCCGCCGGGGCCACCAGCACCAGTGCGTTCTCGCCGGGTATTTCCACCGTGGCCACCAGCCCGCTGGCGTCTTCGGTCAGGTCGGCGCACCAGGCGGGCACGGTCTCGGTCAACACCAGCGCGGCCCATGTTGCCAGGTCTTTCGTCAACTGCGCCTGCTCGGACTTAAGCACATTCAGCGGGATGCGCAAATCAGCGGTGGCGCCCTTGATCCTGGCCAACTCCGTCGCCGCCTCGGTATAGTCCTTCAACGCCGGCTCAATCGCCGCCTTTGCGCCCGCATAGGCCTCATTGGCAGCGGTCAGTGTGGCTTGTGCCGCGGCCAAATCTTCCGGTGTGGCGAATTCATCGGCCTGCACGTCGGCCAGGGCGTTTTGTGCGGCATTTACAGCTTCCAGCGCCGGGCCCACCGCGTTGCTGATGGTGATGTAAGTGTTGATCGCCGCGTCCACCACCACCTTTTGCGCATCCTCAATCGCCTGCTGCGCGTCCAACGAGGATTGTGCAGCGGCTATCTTGCTCACCAGCGCGGCCAGATCGGAATTGATTTTTGCCAGCCGCGCATC